TTACGACACCGCCTTTGCCTATGCCGTGCGAATGGGTTGGGGTTACTGGCGCGTGGTGACCGATTACGTCAGCGAAAATTCGTTTGACCAGGAAATCTACATTGAGCCAATCGACGATCCGTTTTCCGTTTATTTCGACCCCAACAGCGTGGCGCCCGATGGTTCCGATGCTGAAAAATGCCTGGTGGCCAGCGTAATCCCCAAGCACGTATTCCGGCAAATGTACCCAGGCGCCGACGATGGCGTGGGATTCCAGCCCCGTGCGACCGGCGACAGCAGCGCCGAATGGGTGACCAAAGAGGATATTCGCATTGCCGAATATTTCTACATTGACCGCAAAAAAGTTGACCTGGTGATGCTGTCCGATGGGACAAAGGATTGGGCCGACAAACTGCCGCCAAAGCAAGTGCTGGACGACGCTGGCGTTGTGGAAGTTGAACGCCGTTCGTCCTACCGCAAGGTGGTGAAGTGGTGCAAACTGACCGCAATGGAAATCCTGGAGGAAAAGGAATGGGCCGGTAAATACATCCCGATCATTCCGTGCTACGGCGCCCAGGTGACCATTGAAGGCAAGCGTAAAAAATACGGCCTGGTTCGCAATGCCAAAGACCCGCAGCGGATGTTTAACTTTTGGCGCACCAGCCTGACCGAATCCATCGCCCTGGCGCCAAAGGCCAAATGGTTGATGGCCGAAGGCCAGGACGAAGGCCACGAAAACGAATGGGCATTGGCCAACATTAAATCAACTCCCGTTTTGCGTTACAAGCAAACCGACATTGAAGGGCGCGTGGTTCCGCAGCCGCCGCAGCGTTTGCAGCCTGAACCACCGCCCGCGGGCATTATGGAAGCGGCCAGCGAAGTTGGCCAGGACTTGCAAACCGTGTTGGGCATATTTGATCCAGCGCAGCAAATGCTGGGCAACGTGTCGGGCAAAGCCTTGCAAGGCCAGCAACAGCAAGTGGATATGAGCAATTTCCACTTTTACGACAACATGACGCGTTCGATCAAGCACACCGGCAAAATCATTTTGGACTTGATCCCCAAGATTTACGACACCAAACGCGTGTTGCGAATCATTGGCGTCGATGGTAAACCCGACCTGACAACCCTGAACGACCTTCAGGCCACCGGCGAAGTGCTAAACGACGTTACCGTCGGGCTTTACGACGTGGTGATGGATACCGGCCCAGGCTACAACAGCAAGCGTATGGAAGCCGTGGAGGCCATGATGCCAATGATGGCGCAAAGCGAGATTTTCCAAGTGGCGGGTGACCTATTGTTCCGCAACATGGATTTCCCTGGCGCCGACGTTATTGCCGACCGCCTGGCCGCCATGAACCCGCTGGCCAAGATCGACGAAAAATCACCAATCCCGCCGCAAGTGCAAATGAAAATGATGCAATTGCAAAAGATGGTGGAAGACCAGCAACAGCAAATGCAAATGATGGGCTTGGACATAAAGTATGGCATGACCAAAGAGGGTGTGCGTCAGGAAGGCGAAACCCGCCGCGAACTTATCAAAGGCATTGCCAGGGCGCACAACACCGAAACAAATGCGGAAGTCAAGGTCAACGACCAAAACACCAGGTCAATTACCAGCCAAAACAAAACGGAAATTGAAGCGATTGTCAAATTGTTGTTGGCCAATATGTCGCCAGGTGACCTGGTGCGTAAAATTGACCAAATGAACGCTGAACAATACGCATATTCCGAAGTGGCTGCCCAAGATATTCACCAAGGTTCAAGCCCATTTATTGGGCAAATGGATATGGCTTCGGGCCTTGGTGGCCAAATGCAACCGCAACAGCAACCGCAAATGGCGCCTGAAATGCAGCAACCGATGGGAATGCCACAATAGTTGACAATGCAAATGATTTAGGTTCACAATTGGGCCAAACCTACCAATGGGTTTTCATTGGGTTGATTCGTAGGGATACGTATGTCCGAAGTGCAAGAACGCGTCGCCGCTAACCTGGTGACGAGTGACAATTTAGCGGAATTCACCGCCCGTAAACTTGGATTAGTTGACGCGACGCCGGAAACCACCGAGGCGCCAGCAAACGACGGGGAAACCCAGGTTGCTGACGAGCCGGAAAATCGGGCCGATCAGAGTGATTCAGACGGGGAAGGGAATGAGGCGACCGTAGAAGACGATCAAAAGGAACGCAAGGCGAACCCAAAGATCGAAAGGCGCTTTTCAGAGATAACTAAGCAACGCGAGGCCGCCAAAGCCGAAGCCCAAAGGGAACGCGAAGCAAGGGAATCATTGGAAGCCAGGCTGAAGGAACTGGAAAACAAAGCCAACCCCCAGGCGAAAGCCCAGGACGACTTTGGGCCGGAACCCAAGCCTGAAGAATTCAACGATATGTTCGAATATGCGAAAGCGTTGGCCGAATATACCGCTGATAAAAGAATGATGGAACGGGATAGGCAAGTTGAAGACCGCAAGGCCGCGGAAGCCAGGCAAACATTTGAAAAAGCCTGGGCTGACCGTGTGAGTGCAGCGCGAAACACATTGCCGGATTTCGACGACATGGTTCAGTCAAGCGATGTGTCTATTTCAGACCCCGTGCGCGACGCGATCATGGATAGTGATGTGGGGCCACAAATCCTTTATCACTTGGCCGAAAATCCCGACTTTGCCAGGAAACTTGGCGAAGGTTCAGTCATTCAAGCCCTTCGACAAATCGGCAGACTTGAGGTGCAGTTTGAGAAAACAGCCCCCAAAGCCAGCGCACCCGATGTGAAATCGACCGCGGTGAAATCAAAAGCGCCAGCGCCAATCAGCCCGATTCGCGGCGCCGTTTCTAAGACGGACAATAACGTGGATGCCGACGGCAATTTCCACGGTACATTTTCCCAATGGAAAGCGGCCCGCCAAAACAGGCAGATTCGCTGACAATTAAACCCTTTTCAACTAGGAAAACAAAATGTCTGGAAATAATTTACTGACGATTTCGAAAATCACCAATGAAGCATTGATGGTTCTAGAAAACGAATTGACGTTCACAAATAACGTCACCCGCGAATACGACGACCAATTTGCTGTCACCGGCGCCAAAATCGGTAACACTTTGAACGTCCGTCGTCCTGGCCGATTCATCGGCACAACCGGCCCCGCGCTGAACGTTGAAGACTTCAACGAAACATCCGTGCCAGTTACTTTGTCCACCCAATTCCACGTCGATACACAATTCACGACCCAGGATTTGGCCTTGTCTTTGGATATGTTTAGCGACCGCGTATTGAAACCCGCTGTTGCCGCCATCGCCAACAAAATGGACTTGGACGGCCTGACAATGGCGAAAAACAACGTGGCCAACATTGTTGGAACCGCTGGTACGCCCCCAACTGGCTTGATTACATACCTGACTGCCGGTGCATACCTGGACAGCGAAGGCGCACCCCGTGACGGCCGCCGTTCATGCGTGGTGGAACCCTTTACTTCCGCAACCATCGTTGACAGCCTGAAGGGTTTGTTTGTTCCTTCCGACGTGATCGGCAAGCAATACACCAAAGGCATGATGGGCCGCGATTCCGCTGGTATGAACTGGTATATGGATCAGAACGTTGTGAACCAAACCTTTGGTTCATACACCACCAAAACCATGACCGTGGACACCACTTCGGCAACATTTGGTATCTCTACTGGTTGGGCGCAATTCGGTACTGTCACCTTGGTGGCATCGGCTGCATTGACCTTGAACCAGGGCGACGTTATCCAAATCGCTGGCGTGTTTGCTGTCAACCCACAAAACCGTTCCGCTTATGGTTCCGGCAAACTTCGCAATTTTGTGGTTATGTCCACAACCAACGTTGCGACTACACCTGGAACTTCCGTGACGATTTCACCCGCGATCATCACCGGCGGCCAATTCCAAAACGTTGTTGTGCAAACGACCAGCGCCACCGCTGCCGTGACACCGTTCAACAACACCGGAACAGTCAGCCCACAAAACTTGGTATTCCACAAGAATTTTGCAACGCTGGCAACCGCTGATTTGGAATTGCCTGACGGGGTTCACTTTGCGGGCCGTGCGTCCGACAAAGACCTGGGGCTTTCCATCCGTGTGGTGAGGCAATATACAATTAATAACGATTCCATTCCTACGCGTTTGGATGTGTTATATGGTTGGGCGCCTTTGTATCCTGAACTTGGTTGCCGTGTTGCAGCCTAAAAAAAGCGGGGTGGCTTCGGCCACCCTTCATTAAACTTATTTAAGGAAAAAATCATGAGCAATCCAGGGCCAGCATCAACCCAAACGAACACCCCAACGAATTTGGCAACCAACCAGGCTTTGCGCCTGATTGCGTCAGCCCAAGGTGTTAACTTGAATTCTGTCGCCGATACCATCGCCCCCATTTTGGTGGCTGGTGACGTCAGCGTTCAAAGCATCATCGTTGCCAATGCAAGCGTTGATTTGACGACCGCGCAACTTGCTGTTTACACCGGCCCAGGCGCCACCGGCACGGCTGTCAAAACGGCTTATGCGTTGACCGGTAACAGCACCAGCGCCAAAGTTGTTGTGACCGCAGCAACTTCAACCGATTCGATTACAGGCACACCCTTGTATATTCGAAACACTACCGCCCAGGGCGCAGCGGCCACCGCCGATGTGTTTATTTACGGTTACGACCTAACGTTCTTGCCTTAATCGGGTATGAAATGAAAAAGGGCCGCCCCCAAAAAGGGTGGCTTTTTTTCTATGGTAAGCACTATAATTTTGAAAACACGGGAAAGGGTTAAAAATGGTAAATCTTGAAGCCATCCGGCCAAGCGGGCCAACTTATGCGCTTGATTTAACTTCGTCGGCGTCAGCGGCTTTGCTGATTACGCCTTCGACCAACGATCAAACAAACTACGTGATTCTTTTGAACACCGGAACCGACAAGGCGGCCGTCACAATGGCGCCCGAATCGGCCAACCTGGTGACGCCGACAATTGCCACTACCGGCAATTCCGGTTCCTTCGTGTTACCTGGCGGCATGAATTTTCCCATTGTGATCGCGGCCCCTAAAGGCCCGTTCTACATTAAAGGGATTAGCAGCGGCACAAACACACTTTACATTACCCCCTGCCAAGCAGATTAAGGGGGCGCTATGTCGAACAGCACCGCTGTTACGAACACGACCAACATCAAACCGGTTCAGGGGCTTTTTCAACCTGAACCGACGTTTGATTTAATTTCGTTTGTTGGCCCCGCGGGAACTTTGTTTTTCGCCCCAATTAACCCGATTCAATCAGGGTTGACAATCACCGGCAGCACAATTGACAGCAGCGTGATCGGTGGCAACGCGCCAGCAGCCGGTTATTTCACCAGCATTTACGCAACCACCGGCCAGGTGGCCACCAGCCCATCGGCCGACTTAGACATTGCCAATAAGGCTTATGTCGATTCCGTCGCCCAGGGCTTGGACGTGAAAGCGTCGTGCGTTTACGCAACAACAAACAACATCACGCTGTCGGGCCTGGCTGTCCAGGCTGGTGGCGATTGGATTGCCACGCTGACCGCGGCCGACCGCATCCTGGTTAAAAACCAAACCGCCCAAGCAGACAATGGCATTTATGTGGCCAGCGCCAGCGGATGGACGCGCAGCGCCGACATGAACACCTGGGCCGAAGTGCCTGGCGCGTTTACGTTTGTGGAATCAGGGACAACCCTAAGTGATACCGGTTGGGTTTGCACATCCAACCAGGGCGGCACAATCAATGTGACACCAATCACCTGGTCGCAGTTTTCGGGCGCCGGTTCTTATTTGGCTGGCACGGGGTTAACCCTGACGGGAAACACATTTAGCATTACCAACACCGCCGTGACGGCTGCCGCATACGGTTCGGCTTCCCAGGTGGCCACGTTTACCGTGAACGCCCAGGGCCAATTGACTTTAGCGGCCAGCACCAGCATTGCGATTGCTGCCACGCAAATCACCAGCGGCACAATTGACAGCGCCAGGTTGTCGGGTTCTTACACCGGAATCACAGGATTGGGGACTTTGCTGGACTTGACCGTGACCAACACAATCACGGGTTCAATTTCGGGCAACGCGGGGACGGCTACAACGGCCACCACGGCCACAAATTTGGCTGGTGGTGCATTGGGTTCGGTTCCATACCAAACGGGCGCTGGCGCCACTTCCTTCCTGGCTGTTGGGGCCAATGGCCAGGTGTTGACCTTGGCCGCTGGTGTTCCGACCTGGGCAACGCCCACGGTTGGCACGGTCACGTCGGTTGGCGGCACGGGTACGGTGTCGGGAATCAGTTTGTCCGGCACGGTTACCACCAGCGGTAATTTGACTTTGGGCGGCACATTGGATTTGTCGGCGCCCCCCGCCATTGGTGGAACGACTGCAAACACAATCAGAGGCACAACGATCACGGCCACAACCAAGTTTGTTGGCCCTTATTTTGACGCTGCAACAAGTGCTGGCGGCGCATTGCGTAATTCAGGCGGAACGGCCCAATTGCAATGGGGTGCTGGTGGTGGC